AATGCATAAAAGCACATTGGATTCACTTGTGCAATATGCATTAATGCAATACAATATCTCGTATGGATACTTATTTTGAGACACTACAAGCAGTAGCAGACAGGCTAGATGTTGATTTGAGAACGGCATTCTCTGTGTCAGGTGTGCCAATCAGTACCTTCTATCGATCAGCGCAGCGTAATGACATGCGACACAAAACAGCAATGAAGGTGTTGAATGCAATCAAGAACATTCACGCATCTAAAGAATCCTGTGCTGGTTGATCCAAACTGGCACGCGATTGTTACTTACTTAGTCGATGCACGACACAAGAAAGATCTATCTCAGGAAGCACTAGCCCATGAGATCGGATGTGCATCCAGCCTGATACACAAGTGGGAGCAATTCAAACGGCTTCCGTCAGGCTTTCTGTTTCTCTGCTGGTTACAGGCATTGGATTGTGAAGTCGAAATTAAACACAAAGGGCAGGAAAGCTAAATGTAATCTGTGCGAGAAGCACGTTCACGATTTTGTTTGCCCATTAAAATCAACCAATCCTGTCAGACACTACACGATCTGCCTTGATTGTTATGAGAGGGACACATGGCAAGCAAGGCTCGCGCAAAAGGAAACTACCACGAAAACTATTTCGTCAAACTCTTCAAAGAGTGGGCGATCAAGGTCAAGAAGCAACCACTCTCAGGCAGCTTGGGAGGAGAGTATAGCGGAGACCTCATCATCGAACTCAACGGACAACGCTTGGTGGTGGAAGTAAAGTACCGCAAAGCAAGCAGCTTTCCCTCTCCCTTCACTGTCCTCAACAACCGCAACGCTGCAATCTACAAGCGTGGCAACGGCACCGATCCCAAGTGGGTGCTGATACTACCCGACTACATAGTCGAAAAGATCTGGAGATCACAATGAGTTTTGTCATCATGGGCAAAGTCTATGCCACTGATGTTGGTGACTCGCTTGCTAAGTTTGTGCTGCTCGTACTAGCAGAACATGCCGACAACGATTCACACATCTGCTGGCCCAGCTTATCCCGCATACAATCTATCACGCATCTGTCACGCCAATCAGTAGTCAACAAGCTAGACTATCTGACCAGTCGTGGCTTCATACAACGTGAGCGTGGACACAAAGGGCAGTCCACCAGATATACTATCCTAGTCCACCAGCTAGACCAGGGTAGTCAACTAGCTAGACCCGAACCTGTCAGTAAACCTAATAACAATAGCAGTAGCCAACCGATCCCACATGATTGGGTTGCTAGTGAGGAGTTACGTGCTGCTGTAGATGCATTACCAAATCTTGAGGAGATCGATCATGACTTTGAAGAAGCTCAGTTCCGTAGCTACTGGCAAGAACGTGGCGGCACCAACGCAGACTGGGACGCCAAGTACAAATGGTTTATCAAACGCCATCGTACCAAGCAGCCAGATGCGCCAAGCAGCTTTAACCAAGCTCGTTCAACTAAAGCCAGACGAGACAGTGGATCAACTGGTATCTGGCATGATGTCGCTAGGGGTGTTGGTTGAGCCACGCATGGTCACACGCTTTCCTGACAATGGTGTGCGTATCACGATCACACACTATGATGTGCATACCACGCGTGACATTACAGATGAGCGTATCAATCAAGCCATTGAGCGTGCCATGCTGTCGCTCACACCCATGCCAGAAGATGATATGTACAAGAACCTGCAAGCCACAGTCATGCTCATGGCTAAGCCAGCAGGTGAGAGTGCTGATGATCTGAAGATGCGCTTGCAACTGCTGGTCAAGAACATGGCTGACTGGCCTGCTGATATCTTTTTGGCTGCACTTAAAGCAGTAGCAGAAACCAACAAGTTCTTTCCTGCGTTTGCAGAGTTTCACAAGCACTATTCTACTCACATTCGCAAGCGCAGACTTATACTTGAAGCATTGCATAAATACAAAAATCAGCACGTTTTGTCTTGATTGTTGTGCATTTATGCATATATAATAAACCTAACGATTGGAGATCGATATGAACAGACAAGGATTTATTGGTGGCTCAGATGCAGTCCGTATTATGGACGGTGATCTGCACCAGCTATGGTTGGAAAAGACAGGGCGTGAACAGCCTGCTGATCTGACTGATGTGTTCCCTGTGCAGCTTGGCATTGCCACAGAAGAATGGCATGTGATGCAGGTAGCTGAAGAGTTACTTACAAACTGTCACGAACATCAGCACACATTCAAAAGAACTGACACGCTGGGCAAAGCTGACCCCACCTATCATGTGCCGCTTAAGGGTACATTCGATGCCACCATCTACTCACCAGAAGATGAGTTGTGGGGTGTCGAGTGCAAGCATACCAACGATCGACAGACTATGGCAAAGCAGCTTGAGCGTTACATGCCACAGCTACAGTTCTATCTGCACCTCACTGACGAGATCAAAAACCTCTGGTTCTCCTGCATCTTTGGCAATGCACGGCGTGAGATGGTGCAGGTCAAAGCTGATGGCAACTACTACCTTGAGTTAATGCCACGCATCAGACGCTTCTGGGCATACGTTGCTGATGACAAAGAACCACCACGCCATGTCAAACCAGCCAATGTGTCTATCGATACTGTCGCTATCAACAAGATGACGGCGCGTGACATGACAGGTGACAACCAGTTTGCCAGCTATGCGCATGACTACATCGAAACCAAGGCAGCGCATAAGCACCATGAGATTTGCAAGAAAGAGTTGAAGCAGATGATCGCAGTCAATGAGCGTGAGATCTACAACGACAACCTTGCAATACGCCGAGCCGCTAATGGCTCACTTCGCTTTGTCGAACAGAAGGAGGCTTCGTAATGACAGGCACCAACACACAGAACGGCATGATCCTGCGTGATTTGCTGGAGGGTAAGAAGATCACACCCATCAGTGCAGTCAAAGATTATCACTGCATGAGACTCGCTGCCCGCATTTGGGATTTGAGGCAACAGGGTCACGTTATTAATAAATCGATTGTCCACTCAGGCGATAAGCATTGGGCAGAATATAAATTGGCGCAGGCTAATGATAATCAACCTGCGCCTGTCAAATAAGATTGGAGATCTATCTTGACGGTTCAACCTATCAAAAAGGATGCAAAGGTGAAAGCCCCTGTTAATCCAAAAAACTTCGATGAGGCAATGCTTGCCTTCCAGAAATTAGCCGTAGCTGCAACCAAAGACGGCAAGAACCCACACTTCAAGAGCAAATACTCTACGCTTGAAGAGGTAATGACTGCGTCACGACAAGCCAATCAGTTCGGTCTGTACTTCATGCAACCATTGCAGATGATACAGATCGGCGAACAGATTGTGCAGGTTGTGCAGACTGAGATCACGCATGCACCTACTGGTGAGAAGCGTATGAGCCAGTGTCCTGTTCGATCACAAGATCCCACCAACCCACAGAAGATGGGCAGTGGTATCACCTATGCCAAGCGTTACGCATTGCAAGCGGCGTTTGGTCTGCCGTCAGAAGATGATGACGGTAACGCCGCATCAAGCGGTCAACCAGCCAATCAAAATACCGAGTGGCGCAAACCTAAGACTGGAGATCTAAATGACTTCTAAACCTATTATTATCCGCAAGGATGTTCCTATCCCGCCAAAGACTTCACAAGGTAGGAAGGGACACACAAAATGGGCATGGCTCTGGACTATGGAAGTCGGTGATTGCATCGACCTTGAGTCCCAGAAAGCAGTCAATGCATTTTATGGAGCAATCACTAATCACGGTATCGGACCTGATAAAAAGAAAGGTAAGGGTTTGATCACACAGCGTGCCATTAACGACAACAACGGCGAGAAAGTATTTCGCGTTTGGAGAATATCATGAGCGACTATGACAACACTGACTCAGGGGCAGCATTCGCCCCTAAGTACAGCAAGATGATCCTTGAGGGTCCAATCAATGACAACGGTACGGATGGTCGTATTGCTGTCGTGCAATCTCAGACCAAAGATGGTGACATCATTCGTGATGTTTACATGAAGGTCGGCACGCTGTTTCCCAATGAAGCAGCAGACGAGAGCAGCGAGAAGTTCAACCCAAAGGCACCTAAGTACACTGGTCCCTTTGGCGGCAGACGTTGCTCGGTATGGACAGCGATGACCAAGGACAACGCACCGTATATGTCTTTCAAACTACAGGACAAATACAACGGTGACGCTCCTACTGCTGCCGCGCCAGCGGCTAACGCCAACACCCCAACGCCGACAGAACTCGATGATGCTATCCCTTTCTGATCTGGTTCCATTGGAGAAAGTGTGCGCCGCACTTGAAGCTGCACCCCGCAAAGTGCAGCAAGAGTGCGGCAAGCACAAGATACCTGTGATCAAGATTGGCA